AAAATAATAAGAGGCTAACAAAAAAATCAAAAAACGTTACGGTAGGGGTTGGAGTTATAGCTGCTACAACTCAAAAAATGGCAGCAATGGGAACCGCTGGAGTAATGACAATTGCAAGCGGAACCTATTTCCAAGCCAAAGCAGCGAAAACAGAAGGTATAGAGATAGCTGTTGTTACAGAGCAAGAATATGGAGCATTTTCCAAATTCAATAGGTTTACTGAGTCAGTTTTAGGCATTTCGACCTTCGAAGGCATTAGAGAATACGCTGAAAAAGGTTATGGTGACATTAAAGGATCTAATCCATCTTCTCAGGAGAACGAAGAAAAAGAGGAGCTTTCTGAAGAGGAGAGGATAAAGAGAGATAAGGAATTACTTCAAGCAAGGGAGGATCTCAAAATTAATTCCAATGAGCCTCCCACGAACCCCCCCAAACTATCTGATTACTAATCATGGAAGAAATATTCGACAAAATTTTAGCGCCCTATATGTCTTCGATGCCTGAATTTGTAATCGCGGCAATGGGTCTAGTTGGGACACTTGCGTTTTTTGCGCCAGAAGATAGTAGGTTAGGTAGATTCCTTAGCAAAATCACTGGAAGATTGTCAAAATTTAAAGATTACTTACTCAAAAAACTTAAAAAATGAAAAAATTAACACCTCTATTATTGTCACTATTTGTCTTATGCTGTTTTTGTAAAGCAGCTATCGTCACCTTTACAGGTGGGGCGGCAGACTTAGAATCAGGTGGCACTATCATCACAACCACAACTTCTCAAAATTATGGGGTCATTAGCTATCAAGAGCAATCTGTTATTCTTGAATATGTTTCACCTACCGAAGATTGGAGTTTTCAGACTGTAGGTGATTACTATGATGTGGGGAATGATGTTATTCACGGTCATTGGACTGCAATCTCTGCTATAGAGATTTCTCTTCAAAATAACAACCCTTTCGATTTACAGTATTTTCAGATCACTTCGAATACTTCGGTTGGTGGGCAACCAGCTACAAATGAAGAAAATATAGGTATTCAAGGCTACTTAAATAGTTCTTCTGTTACGGAGATATACGCTTTGCCCAGTGTAGATTGGGGCGCAGCAAGCACTAGAGATGTTTTCCTGCCCAGCTCTTTTAATAACGTCGATAAAGTAGTTATCTTTGATAGGGGCATATCAGGAACTCACACTGGTAATTCAAGTTGTCCTGAGTGTGGTAATTCAGGTTTTTGTTTTGGAATGGACAATTTTGTGTTTGATGAAGCTGTTCCTAATTCTCTTGTTCAAGGTAATGGTACTACATTACCAATAGTCCCAGAAGCTAATTCTTTACTATTTTTAACTGTAGCTTTGCTACCTCTATTCAGAAGGAAGCGCTAATTATTGATTGTAAACTTCGCGCTCTAGCTTCCTATAACGAGCATCTGAATGCCAAACTTCGTTAGTTTGGGGAGTGTAAATCCCTTCCTCAGTCTGAATCGGCTGACCCGCCTTGAGCTTCAAGGAAGACGGCTGATATATGTTTAAACTGCTTGTTTTCGGTGAGGAGCTGCCCCCGCAAGAAGTCAGCGCGATCATTGGACTCATTGTCACCAATAGCGCGTAGCCTTTCAATTTCTTCGATAAATTCATTTTTCTGTTTATTATGTTTTTCTGTGATTTCAAAAAACGCAAGTTTGTTCCTCAAGGCGAGATACAACTCAATGCTTTTTAAGATGGATTTAATCAGAGACATTACTTTGCTTGTTTTTTACTATTAAAAATCTCTTTTTCCCCATCATCTTCTATAACTTTCACTGAGCCAGAGACATATTTGGCGCAATTAATCGCTTCACCCTTTAAAAGGTACGAGTGATGATATTTCTTTCTTTTATCGTATACACGATATTTTACTAATTCTTGATTCATTATGGTGTGAATTCTAAAGTTATCTTGGCTACAAATGTTTTATCATCAGAGATCATTCCTTCAATTAGACACTTGCCTTCTCGTAAGGAGACACGCTTCCCGTCAAAAAGATACTTCTGTTCATCAATACTAATTTGAGTTACACAGGCGTTTATACCAGATTCTACGTTAATTATATCGTAATCCACAATTTTATCTTGTAGGTGTTTACTGCTATCATTTGTGCCTATTACTTTAAGCTGTTTTTTCATCTTTTCTGTATTATACCATAGGACGGTTTCGTCCTTATCATTAAATATTATAGCTCTTTTATCGTATCTATCAACCCATTTCTTGTATGAGTCAGATTTAAAAGTTCTCCTTATCACTGAAGAAAAATATTTGTGATTATCAGATCTGATAAAATCCATTATAGAATAAGCGGCTTCAAATGTTTTCTTAATATTTCGGGGTTTTGTAGAGAATACAAACTCAATCAAATTAAAGTTGTCGCATTCCTTATTGTATATGTAAAGAATGTTTTCATTATTTAGCTTAGCGACATACACATTACATTCCTGCCAGAAATTATCAAAATATTTTTTGATTGACCGTTCTCGCATAATTCTAGACCCTGAGCAGAAAACCTTAAAAGGTTTAGATTTTTGACAGAATTCTTGAAAATCATCCCAAGCTTCTTCTTTGTTGATTAGTTGTTTAATTATCATTTATCCTGTCTATAATAGTAAAAGAAGTGTAATATTAAACATGGCGGTTGAAGGAAGAAATGAAGTAGCAAGGAGTTTGTTGGATTTACAGCCAACAGCAATTGTTGAGTTATATACATTGCGTCCAGATACTACCAATAGCCCGAATCTGTCTATCGCTTTCCACGGCGGTTCATTATTTGGCAAAAACATTACTTGGCAGGGCATTGAATATGTCCCAGTCCCTATAGAATCCGAAGGTTTTGGGGTTTTTGGCGATGGCACTTTACCTCGACCCAAAATTAAAGTAAGCAATAATAACAAGTTGATTACCTTTTTACTGGGTAAATATAAAGATTTTAAAAATGCTTCTATATCTAGAACAAAAGTTTTTGTTAAACACTTGGACGATGCAAACTTCGATGGCCAAAACCCTTTCGGTCTAGCTAATACTGAATCTGAAATCTCAACAGAGAAATATTTAATAGGCCAAAAAGTTCAAGAAAATAAAGCATTTGTTGAGTTTGAGCTTAATTTACCTTTAGATCTTGACAACTTTGACATAAATTATAGAACGGTAAATGCAAAATACTGTTATTGGACATATAGAGGTTTAGGTTGCCAATATGAAGGTAAACCTGTTGAACAAGAAGATGGGAGCGCCTTTGTTAACGCGCTTGGAGAAAGGGTGGTGTTAGATGCTACCGAAGAAATGATAAGGACGGGTCAATTATTCTATGAAGCGGAGAAACAGTATAATGTCGGGGAACCTGTTTATTTAGAAAACTCAAGAATAATAATTGGGAGACAACAAGATCATGAACCAATTTTTCATAAAACTTGGTATGTTTGCGTTAGTGGTAATATTGGTCAGCACCCAGAGGATAACAAATCTTTTTGGCAAAAAGATGGATGCAGCAAAAAGATCGAAGGGTGTCAAAAGAGATTTACTAGTGATAGCTTAAAAAGAATATCTTTAGGTGCGGAGGAAACGGGTTTTAATTATCTACATCTAGATCGGGAGGAGGGTGCAACTTTAGCTACTTTACGCCCCGAGGTAACAGGAATATTCAATAGCCAAGAGTGGACTGTTTCTCTTTGGATGCGTGGAGACAAACAATTTCAAGATAGTTCGGGCAATTTTACGGACCCTGCGGTATTCGCTACTAAAGCTTTACCTAGAACAAATAAACTTTTTACTCCTGTAGACGAGGGTGAAGTTTCGGCTTCAGGCTCATTTACAGATAGAGTTACAGCTAACCTACACTTTTCTTCTGCAATTCCGGGCGAAGAGGGTCTCTTCTTAGAGCTTTCAGCTCCTCAACAAAAGAATGACAGAAGCTATACAAAAAAAATACCCACAAAAATAGCATCATCAGAACATTTTCACTGTGTGATTCTCAGAGGTATGTCAAGAGGGGCAACACGAACAAGAGGCCATATTGAAATACTTGTTAACCCATACAAAAATCAATACGGAACATTTAGTTACTCAAACAAAGTTGAAATGAGATCAAATCGTTTTAATTTTGGTGTTGATTTCTTTTCTATATTTGGTGAAGCTACAGGGGTAAACGAAGATCCCGTCAATCAAATAAATAAAGAAAATTGTTTTGGTGGTGATATAGCTCAGGTTTGTGTTTGGGGCAGAAAATTGTCTAACGATGAAGTCACTTGGATTGGCGCTGCTAATAGTATAGCTGATTCAGAGTTTTACTTGACTGATAATGGTCTGCAAAAACGTGTAGATCTTTATTGTGATTATGCCCCTCTTTCATATGGGGAAACTACAGGATACTTGTCCTCCTTAAGGACGGATTTAAAGGGGTGGTACGACATGACTACAGCTACTGTTAGCGGTAAATTTCTTAGCCTTGATGAGTCGGATGGAGATAACCACCTAACAGGATTTGGCGACACTAACCAATTTGAAACACGGAGGCTAGATTACACAGTAGGTAAGTTTGAACAGTTTATAGCTAACCAAAATGCTCTACAACCTTTACCTTTTGGTGGGTTCCCCGGCACAGACGGATTTGATTACAAAGCTTTAGGATCACAAAATATATGAATTTAAAACAAAAACTACAAGAAATAGTTGATTATTCAGATAATAACCCATTTGTAGAAATTTGTGGTTTTTTGGGTTTTGATGAGAAAACAGAAAGCTATGTAGTGCAACATTTGGAAAACATATCGGAAGACCCCAGAAACAACTTCATGCTAGACCCTTTGGAGTATCTAATCTTCAAAGATAAATTTGATATGGTCGCCATATACCATAGCCATATCAACGTGGATGAGCAGCCCTCAGAGTTTGATGTAAAAATGTGTAATAATTGCTGCATACCCTTTCTCATATACAGTTTAGAAACTAAAAAATTTAATCTTTATGAGCCACAAAATCTAGAAACAGATGTAAATATACATAACAGGTTTAAGGAGGATTATGACAACTATTAGATTACATGGGATTTTAGCTCAAAAATATGGCAAAGTGTTCAAAATGGACATAGATAAGCCTAGAGACGTAATCAGGGCTATAGATGTTAATAGAGAAGGCTTCCGAAAGACTGTTGTGGATTTACAGAAACAGGGTTTTACTTACGAAATTATTGTAAACAAGGAAAGACTAAGTAAAAAGACTTTTTTGGACAACAAAAATCCTAAAGAGATAGACTTTGTGCCTTTTATTGTAGGCGCTGGGGATTTCGGCATATCAATTATTCTCATGTTGGTTAGTACAGCTATACAATATGCTCTTATGGACCCGCAGACTATTGATGGTGGTGAACAAACTGTGGGTGGAGACAGTAAATCTTTAATGTTTAGTAGTAGTATAATTAATTTGACGGCTCAGGGATCTCCACTACCAATAGGTTACGGAAGATTAAAAGTTGGATCTAGCGTAATTCAGTCATCAATGAAGTCTCTACCTCAAACTGTTAGGACTGTGGATGCAATGCAATCTGATAATTATGTGCCTCAAAATGAAGACGGTCTTACTTATCGCCAATCAGATGTAGAGATTTCTAATCCTAGCTTGTAAATTATGAATCATCTATCTAGAAAAAAAAGGCTGCATGGAGCGGGTAAAAAACCCAAGGTTAAACCTGCGGTCTTATCTCCTCCAAAGATAGGTGATTTTCAGTTTGGGTCATCATTTAGTTTTGTAGAAACACTCGATCTTATTTCAGATGGTCCTATTGAAGGTTTGGTAGACTCAAAAGGCAATCTGTTAGAAACTGAAGATATTTCAAGAGGGGTTTACTTTGATGCAACTCCCGTTTCAATAGGTATTAATAATGAAAATATTGAAAACCAAAATTCAGTAGCAGATTTTAAAAAAATAAATGTATCTGTTTCTAGTGCTTTTCAAAATTTAAATATAAAAGATCAAGGTGGAGAGTCAGGTGGTAGTGTAAATGATATAACTCACCTTAATCAAGAGTATAGCGTAGGTGCTGATGCGACAAATCAGCTTCTAACTTGGAATAACCTTGTTGATGGTGTAGATCCTTTAATTGCTCTTTCTGAGCGCCCGACTTTTACGTCGCTAGACGATGGCGGAAATAACCACGGAAGTAGAAAATATAATTATAACTCTGATGCAGAATCTTATAATATGCTTAGGAGTAGTGTTGGCTACAGAGTCAGCCTTCTTTGGGCTAATGTGTTGAATGACAGTGACTTACGAGCTAACCTACATGCTAGCACAACAGAACTTATTGTAGGTTTTTACAAAAATTATGATCCAAGTGGTCATGTTGGACCTAGAAATATTAACGGCAAAAGGAGAATAATTGACACAATTGGAGCATTCAAAATCGGAGGGAAGGAGAGGGATGGGACAGAGACTTTTATTGCGTCTTTGACAAATGCGTATCATGTAACTTACAAAAACAACGCTTTTATGAGGTCGCTCATAGAGACCAAAATGAACGCTTTTTTTGGTATAGGTTGGCAGGAACGCAGCATAGGCAGCTTGCGAGATCAATTGTATTATACTCGCGATGATGCTGGATATTTTATAACTTACTATCCCAAACGAGATATTTTGAATGGTACGTCTGCCGTGACATTTCAAGATCCAACAAAAGTTAGGTTTACATTTACTGATTCCAACGGTAAAGAGTCTCCTATTGTAAGAAATTCCAGTTACATAGACTTTTTAATTCCAATATGCGATGAAAATGGCGTGGTTCAAACTGGCGAAAATGTTCTTGGGGCTTTATTTTTACACATTCCTGAATTCTCTACATCCCCTTTATTTGTTAATACTGTAAAAAGGCGGAGAAAGCTTGCGCAAGACTTAGCACTAGCGGAAGCTGATCGACGGAAAATGGATGCGGCTGAGAGATTCATTTTTATCCAAAAGGCTACTGAGAATATAGGACCACTTCCATTTTTAAAAGAGGAGTCTCACGATATAGATAAAACCATATCTGAATTTAAAAAAATATCAACCCTCTCTCTAACTGAAAAGCCTGATAATTTCGTAGGAAACTCAAAATACAATTACAATAATGTTTTAATTGAATCGAGAATGGGTGACGAGCGTCAATCTCCATTTAAATATTTTAACAAAATACATATAGATAAATCCGTAGACAAAAATGTCTTTGGAGCATTTAAAACCAATGGTCAAGTTCAGAGATTAAAGAGGAATCCCCTCTTCAACAAAGAGAATATTAATATGCTAGAGTCTGAATTCGATGGCCCTAACCTAACTTTGTCTCAAGGTTTACCAATTGATGAAGGTAGTAATGATAATATACGAGGTCGTGGGGTTGAGCCATCAACTTCTTTCTCTTCTTGGAATAATAATAGTCGAGAATATGAGTTAGAGGAATCAGCTTCTCCGATTACTTATGTGGTGCAAAACCCTAATGTCACTGAAGTTTTTGTTACTCTTAGGATAGATAGTCTTTTTGATACTGTTGAAACGGCTTATGTTTCGGAGCCAAAAGCTAGAGATTTTAAAGCTGGAGATAAACTACCAGCGATAATGAACGTTCAAATTGAAGTTGGGAAAATACTCTCTGACGGATCATTACAACCTACATCCTCAAGAACTTATAGAATATCTGCTCTCATAGAAGGGCCAACTTTAATAGATATAGGTAACCCGATTAACGAAGGGACAGAAGAGCAGCATGCACATATTAGAGACGTAGCAAATCTAGGGGAAGACGCTGATTTATCTACTCCATACTATTTGCCAAGAGTAAATAATTATTCAGAAAATAATGTATACTCTTCTCCAGAAAAAAGATATGTTAAAGTCACTAAATTGTCTACAGAAACTTTTTCAATATTAATATCTAAAGAATTAAACTTTTTCAAGGTAACTGAGATTATACCTGTAAACTTAACGTATCCTTTTTCAGCCATCATTGGTACAAAGATAGATTCTAAGAACTTTTCTGGAATGCCTCAAAGATCTTTTGATGCAAGATTGAAGCGTGTAAAAATACCAATAAATTATTTCCCCACTGAAAATACGGGTCCAAAAAAAGATAAAAGATATTACGACCGCAAATCAGAATTTGATTCAGCTAGCGACATAAACAAACGGATTTATATTGGTGACTGGGATGGCACTTTAAAAGAAGGCTGGACAGATAATCCAGCTTGGATTCTATATGACTTATTAGTAAATACTAGATATGGTCTAGGTCAACATATCGATTCTACAGATATCAATAAGTGGGAGCTGTATAAAATAGGAAGATTTTGTGATGCTGTTGATGAAGAAGGATTCTTTGAGGGTGTTCCTGATGGAAGAGGGGGGCTAGAACCAAGATACTCTTGTAACATCGTATTTAACAGTGATGAGAAGGTTTTTGATTCAATACAGCTCATTTCTAAGTTGTTTAGGGGTCACACGTTTTTTAGAGCTTCAGAGGTTTCTTTTACTGACGATAGAGTTAAGCTTCCTATCGCATTATTTAATAATAATAATGTCAAAGATGGAGTGTTTAACTACTCTAATTTGAGAAGGGATCAACAATTCAACACTGTTGAAGTGTCTTATTTAGACAGGTTTGAAAACTTCACTCCAAAAGTTGAGGTTATTGAGGATGAGGAGGATATAAGAAGTAGGGGTGTATTCAAACAAAGGGTAGATGGTATGGGGGTTACATCTAGAGCAATGGCTAGAAGGATCGGGCAACATTTAATTTTTAGAACAATTAAAGAGAATCAAAGGATTGCCTTCTCATCAGGATTAGAGGCTTTACTTTGCCAGCCCGGGGATCTAATTGTTGTAGACGATGATTTAAAAAACAAAAAATCTAATTTCGGTAAGATTCTCAATGTTGATGTTGAAAAACAATTTATCCAACTTAGCGGCCCTTATGACGGGGATTCTATGACGGGTCAACTTACCGTATACAATCCCACTGGAGAAAATTCAATTGCAGATCTTGATGGCGATGCAATAATAGACCGCCGAAGGGCTGAGATGTTTCAAATTACAGGTAATGCTTTTGAAAGCCAATTCTTTAAATATACTGGTCAGTATGTATTCTCTGGATATAAAGAAGGTTTCGCTGACTCAGACCCTACTAAAAGCACCTTTGCTCAATACGGAGTTTACACAGGCGAGGACTCCTCACAATCTCGATTGCTATATTTTAATACAGATCACACAGGTTGGGTTTTCTCAACCAGCTTTAGTGAAAGTGATGCAGATTATATTAATGTGGGGACAGGTATTCACACTTTAGTTGATCTTAATAAAGGCGTGATAGCGCCTTTTGACTCTTCAACTACTGATAGGAGGAGTGCTACTCATTCTTACCCATTCTCCAATTACATTAGTGGAGATATAAGTACTTTGAGACACAAAGGTGTTTTAGAATCTGAAATATCTCTTAATTCACCATCTCAAATAGTCACTTTAAATGTTGTTGGCTCCGTTGGCAATATGAGTTATGGGTCTTTTGTCAGTGGTGTTGATTCTTCTGAATATTTACCATTCATCAAGTTGGGTAGCCCATACAGATTTGAGCTTAAAGATACCAGTGATAGTATCTATAAGATTGATTCAATTAAGGAAAATTCTCCTAATGAGTATTTGGTTGCTGCTTCAAAATTTGATACTGGCAAATTCCATTTAATTGAACAAAATATATCAATCGAAACTAAAGAGAATACATACGATTATAATGTTGCAACACAGTTAGGAGACAAAACCTATAAAGTTTTGAATTCTCCACAAAATCTTGTTTTAAGCACTGGGGATTCATCTGATCATACTGATCCTTCAACATTCTTCATTAGTGGTAACTGGGACGATGTGACAAACGCTACTAGTTATAAAGCTACTCTTCATATGCCCAACCTTAAATCTACAACAACGGGGATCACTGATAGTTCAGTTAAATTTAATAATTTAGTTGGTGTTGGGGGTTATGCTTTAAGTGTTCATGCTGTTGGCGACTCCTCGTCTTCTAACGTTTTTTTAGATTCTGAAGTGTCAACTAGCAGAGTATTTGCATTGTACGAAGATTTTGAAGAATTCGATAGACCATTTATTAACTTTATAACATTCGAATAGTATGCCTATTATTTTAAGAGAATTTGACACCACACAACCGAACATCGATTTTACAGACTTATCGACAACGATAACTGTAAGTGGTGTTAGGTTACTAAGAGATGTCACTTTAAAAACGTTAATCACCGACAACATAAGTGGTGAGGTAGATAGCGCATCCGACTTCTTAGAGAACCCTTACACTAGTAAGTTAAATGTAGATATCCTTAATCAAGACGGTTCGGTAGCTTATCAAAATTTCTTACAGGATTACAAATCCAACAACTTCACATTCACTGAATATGATAACATTAATGTTTTTGGTGAATACGAAAAAGATTTTGGTGTTCAAATGAAAGTTGTAGGTAATGATGACTCAGAACAAACAACGAGACTATTTCTGTATGGAAACCATCCGTATATTAGCGGTATTGATGTTCAAGATGTTAGTGGAGCAAAAAGGTTTAGCAGCTCAGCATCGGCTGGATCTACAATTTCGGCAATTGGTCAAACGGGTGGTATAACTGGCGTTATAAATTTTTTTAATGACCCTAACTATATAGTTTTTGACAAACTAGAAGTATATAGTACTAAAAGTTCCAGTGAGTTTGTTAATCTAATAGACCCTCAGATTGTTTTAAGTACACCCATATTAGAGTCAAGCCCTCAATTTGCATTCAACATTGGAGAGAATTCTTTTGGTTTTACTGATTCTTCAGAATTTTTCTTACATTTTGTTACTTATGGTCAATTTGGCACGGGGGATGTTTGGAGGACTGGACCCCACAACTTTGTAAGCACCCCGGTAGGTAGTAGCGAACTAGGCTTGCAGAGTCTTCAGTCGGTTACAGATATAGGTAGTACTACATCTAATGAAATTTCTTTGCTTAATAACCTCAATATGAGTAATGAAAGCGCTGAGATTAATTTCCTTGCTGGTGCAGCTAGATTTAGTGCTAGTAGTGCGGAGGGAGGTAGCCTTGGAGGTGTTCGAATAAGATCTGATAAATTTAGCTTTGATGTTAATACTAGTTCTGCCGAAAACTCCAACGAGGTTAATTCTTTCGCGTCTGTAGCTTTAGCTGGAACAAAAAATAAAATCTACGGTGATTTTGACGCTATTGTTGTGGGGACCAACAATATAATTTCAGGTCAAGAAAATGCTGGAGCAGCAACAGGTAATGCCAACTTCAACTTTATTGGTGCTGGTTCAGGAATAAGAATATTTGAATCAAGCTTTTCCAGTATCGTTGGGGGAGCAGATAACGAGATCAATGAAGACTCTGAAAACGCTTTTATTGGTGGAGGATCTGGTAACAAAATAGCTGGGTCTAGAAACAGTATTATAGTTGGTGGAATAGGTAATGTTCTTCAAAGTTCTGAATCGGTTCAAATTTTTGGATCTCATGTTGATGGTGATGCTGGCACTTATAATGGTTATATTTATTTGTCAGATGATGATAATAGAACAAAAGCTCCAAATAGATCAGATGCCTTGTTCATTGACTTTAATAATGGCGTAGATATTAAGACAGGTCATCTCGCTGTTGGGGAGGGTATAACAATGAGTGGTGGTCAACCTGTAGCTACTCAGAGTTTTGTCACTAGTCAGGGTTATGTTACTGGTGTTAGTTCCAGTAGCGTTACTAGTGCTTTGGGTTATATCCCAGTGGACCCTTCGACTACGGGCGCATTAGTCAATGACAACGATATCGCTAACTTTATTACGGGCATTAATTCCAGCAGCGTCACTAGCGCTTTGGGTTACACTCCAGTGGACCCTTCGACTACGGGTGCGTTGGTTAACGATAACGATATTGCTAACTTTATCACGGGTATTAGTTCCAGCAGCGTCACTAGCGCTTTGGGTTACACTCCAGTAAACCCTTCGACTACGGGTGCGTTGGTCAACGATAACGATATTGCTAACTTTATCACGGGTATTAGTTCCAGCAGCGTCACTAGCGCTTTGGGTTACACTCCAGTAAACCCTTCGACTACGGGTGCGTTGGTCAACGATAACGATATTGCTAACTTTATCACGGGTATTAGTTCCAGCAGCGTCACTAGCGCTTTGGGTTACACTCCAGTAAACCCTTCGACTACGGGTGCGTTGGTCAACGATAACGATATTGCTAACTTTATTACGGGCATCAGTTCCAGTGACGTTACGGATGCTTTGGGTTTCACGCCTATTTCTGCTCAAACTGACGATCAAACTCTAGACGAGGTTCTGGCTCAGGGCAACACTTCAAGTAGGAACATTACCGCTGGAGGCGTTACAGGTTCTAACGGTGTTCGTGGTCAGGACGTTCAGATTGGTGTTACAGATTCAGCTATGATTGATACATCAGCTGGTAACCTTGACATTGGTTCTGCTGGCGGTACTACAATCTTAGGAGACGCTAAGGTTAGTGTAACTAATAAGCTTGGTGTAGGAACGGCAAGTCCACTTTATCCTTTTGCTTTAGAGAATAGTGGGACAGGATTAATATCTAGGATATATAATACCAATGCAGATGGAGATGGGGTGCTTATTAGAGCTGGATCAACCTCATCTGCAACTAGAGCATTACAAGTAGCTTCTACTAACGATACTAAAATTTTAACAGTTAATTCTAATGGTAGAGTTGGAATAACAACAACAAGTCCAGACTATCTCTTAGATATAGGAGGTGATACAGCTAGCGCTAATAACACAATCAGAATGGTTCAAGCTAATAATGGAACCGCTATAAGAATAGGCGCTGGAGGAGGTAGTAACGATGTAAACGTTTTGAGGGTCGATGGAGGCACTAGCGTTAACAAGGGAGAGAGTGACTCTAGTAATTACGGATTCTCTCTAAGATACAAAGGTTCAGGCTCAGGAGCTAATAATTCTTTAGCATTTTTTACTGATAATTCAGCTGCTGGTTCTCAAATTGAAGCTCTTACTATTTTAAATGATGGTAAAGTAGGTATAGGGTCAACGGCTCCGGGCTGTAATTTACAAGTAGCAGCGGGAACAACAATTCCAGTAACAACCGCACCGAATGGATCTATTAGCATTTGTTCTGTATCTGGCACTACAACCCCCACAATCCTTGGAAGGCAAACTGCGAACGCAGTAGGTATGTATTTAATGGCTGCGACAGCTAACGGGAATACAGCTGGCGACATGGTGTTTAACGTTAGAGAAAACAATAATAGCACATTTGCTACGACAACCAATAGTGCTTTCAGATTCCAACACTTTAGTACAAACTTACTAAGTATTTTGAGAAGTGGTAACGTTGGCATAGGAACAACAAGTCCCTCCTCTCTACTTCATTTAGCATCAACAGGACCAGCGGTATTGACTATTGAAGCGGATACTGATAATGCAACTGAAACAGATAATGCCCGTATCGTCTTAAAACAAGATGGCGCAATAGTAGTCGGCAGAATGGGATATGAAAACAACACTAATGCATTAGAATTTATTAATGAATTTAATGATAGCTTATCTCTAGGAACGAATAATAACAAAAGATTCACTATTACTGGGTCTGGTAATGCGTCTTTCACTGGTGCTGTTGGTATAAATACAAGCAGTCCAGAACAGGAACTTCATGTATATCAAGGAACTGCAAAATTTGAATCAACAAATGGCAGTGATGTTTCATTGCAGCTTGGTCGTAGTGACGTTTCTAACTTGTGGAATTTTAACCACGCTGGTGGAGATTTAAGAATATATAACGCAGGAGGATCGGGTTACGATATCATGTTTGGAGTTAATGCGGGTGGTGGGTCTTCGTCCAATAAGGTTGGTATAAATACAGCGAGTCCAAGTACAGCTCTTCATGTAGAAGGAACCATCACACATAAAGTCTATACCGTAGCAGCATTACCATCTGCTTCTCCAGCAGGTCAAAGATCGTTTGTTTCTGACGCAAGTAGTGTATTAGATGTTAATCTTGGCGCTACTGTATCTGCGGGAGGTAGTAATTTAGTTCCCGTATTCTCTGACGGAAGTAATTGGATAGTGGGTTAATAAATAAAAATAATTAAAAAACAAAAAAAAATGGCTAACACATATAACTGGGAAATCAACGCGATGGATAGATATCCAACGCAAGACTCATTAACTGGAGTAGTTCACACAATTCATTGGCGCATGTATGCCACCTCAGATCAGACGAGTGAAGATAACGAACCTTACACCGCTAATGTATTTGGAGCTTACAATTTGGCAGAACCTGACGTTGAAAATTACATTGAATACGAGGATCTAACACAGTCAATTGTGGAAGGTTGGCTTGAGAACGGTAATTTAGATGTCGCGAAAATCAAGAGTAACCTTGACGATCAAATAAACCAATTAATAACCCCGTCAAATTTGACAGAAGCTCCCCCGTGGACGAATCCTAACTAAAATTTTAGTTGAAACAGGGTTAATGTTTGTTATTATTAAGTAGTAATGAACGAAATTAAACTCTCTCTACAGGAAAACGAAGCCAACGTACTTCTACAACTTATTGATATCGCAGTTAAGGCTCAAGGTCTTCAAGTTGCTGAAGCGGGATCATTTCTCGCTACTAAAATTCAAGAGCAAACGAAAGAACAAATGGCCCCACAAGAAGAAGAGGGGCAAGCTTAGTAAATCTTTTTTTAAAAAACATTGACAGCCCAACCATAGATCGTTATGGTTGGGCTGTTACGTTAAATATGAGTCAAGAAATAGTAAATATCTCAGTCAACAAATCCGATATATTTAATTATGTTGTGGGTAAAGCTTCTTATGATCCAATTGAGAAGTGTATCGATCCAACACTTTATGAAACATATTCTGATTTTATTCTCCGTCATGATGGAGACCAGCAGGAATACATCTACCAAGATAGAGATTATGAACTATTCTACAAGGAGATGAGTAAACTAAAAAAACTATCCAAGGGTATGAGCGGAAGTGAAATCATTCGCATTTGTGAAGAGCTGCAAGAAATGGCTCCAAAAACAATCAACTTATGAGACCTTTTGAGAAAGCTGTATACAACATGCTAAAACGACAAGAATCTATGAAATACGAAGAACTAAGTGAATTAGTGATTGAGTGGGGAGAAAGTAAAGGAATTTTAGATTCTTCTACCGCACTTCGCCAACTAGACAAGACGCAAGAAGAGCTTGATGAAACAAGAGCAGCTTTAAAAAAGCTAAATGATTCTGATCATCAGCCGAACCTTATGGAAGTTCTTGGAATCGCTCCCGAAAATAAAGAGGATATTCTTGCAGAAGTTAAAGATGGTATTGGAGATATGTTAGTTACTATTGTTTTACTCGCTAAGATGGTGGATCTGGACACTACAGACTGTTTAAATGCAGCTTATGATGTAATTAAAGGTCGCACTGGTAAGATGGTAGACGGGCAATTTGTTAAAGATAATTAAAAAACATTTAAAATGAGAAAAGCAGCAGTTTTTGAGAAAAAAAAGAAGATTAAGAGGAAAGGTATTCACGCCAAAAGCAAGACATCCACCACTAAAACGTCTACAAATTACAAAAAACCTTATAGAGGCCAAGGAAAATAGTACAAATTTTTGATTTTAGGTGTAATATAATACATGGACGCTATTATTTCTCTTGTTGAGGACGAAGCTTGGTTTAGTTGGGTTACTGCTATTATCGCAGCAGCATCAATCATTGCCGCCGCCTCCCCAACCCCACAAAAAGGTTCTTGGTTATCTAAGATCTATTCCGTTATTGATTTTCTGGCTGTAAATGTCGGAAAAGCTAAGGACAAATCCGAAGATAAGTAATACTTTTTAGTATATTATAAACCTTAAGCTCCCTCACTCTGAATATTCGGGGTGAGGGACTTTTTGTATAAAAATCTTTTCACCAAGGGAAAATATTCTCTTGACAATCCGAGGGCAAATAGTGTAATACATAGACATGAAGATTACAGGTAAGCAGGAAGTCGAAATTGAGATCTCCGAGGGTCAAAGACACTTGATTGCTCTTGATTATATTTCAGAGTTATTTGAATGGGATACCGACTATTTTATTGAAGATGGCTGGGTGATTAAAAGAGAGATCGCCCATACATCACATTCATTTGAAATGAAGACTAAAGTAAGAAAAGCTGGCAAGCAGGATCAATACCTGTATGACATGTTTAAAACTTTGAAGAGGCAGTCTTTTTAACCGTTAAATGAGGAACCGTCCCCAGTGTAACGTAAACCAGCATCAAACGGGGAAATATACAGAGACTGGTCTTGACTTAAATCTCTGATCTTCTTATTGAATTCTCTGGTGATGTGGTCATTCAGTTCGCTATCAGTATAGTCATTGTAAAACCCAGTAACTTCTGCTCTGTAGCCAGTCCAAGTTCCTGACACAAAAGAGAAGTCTGAATGTATTTCTGATTGAGTTAATCGTGGCATTTCTTATTCTCCTTTAGCTTTTTTGATTTGATCTGGGGTGGGCGCTCCTTTGTCGCCTTTCTTCCTCATTTTCTCACCAGAGCCGCTCTTGATTCGCTCTTTCTTTTTTCTGATGTTTTCCCACAAGCTGCTATCAGACTTCTCTTTCTCCTTTAAGATCTCATCATGACGCTTCATGAACGTTTTATGATCTGGCCCAGCCATATATAAAGTCTTACCATCTTTTGTTGTGTGAGGGTGGATGCCCTTAAGACCCAACTTCTTAGCATCCTCTAGAGCTTCTTCTTTTGTTTCAAAGTAGTGCTGCATTACACTAGGCGCTGCGCTAGAGAAAAACAAAATCTTATCTTCATCTCCAAGAACTACGGAAGCTTTGCTTTCAGCATCTTGGAATTGAGAAGAGCAAACGGCAATCCTTTGCTTGATATCTTTAAACTCGTCCTTAGCTGCAATATCAACCATACAGCGGCTCATAAATTTAGATCTTTTTTCTCCGTTTTTGGGCGTTGGTAAAGGCATACTAATTATTACACCTAAAATGTTTTATTTTTTCACTTTTTTTAAATGCATGTTTTCAAGAACCCAAGGAATTACAAGGTTCTCAACACACCTCACATAAGCTTCTTCGTCGTTTATTTCCATGAAGGCTAAACCTGTCATCTCAAAAATCATATGAGTTGCTTCATGAACCAAGGTCCACCAGTGCTGTTCTGGATCTGTTAGGCATTTTTTATTCAATTTAATTACCTTATCATCCATCAAACATTCCCCCCAATCCTCCATTTCCTCGTAAATAATTTTAATCTTCTTGCTGAGAATATTTACGGAAGAAAGTCTCTTCATACCTATGATTACACTTAATTCTTGACATTTTTGAGTATTTAATTAAAATAAAAATATGACCCTTGAAGAAGAATTGGATTTGATTAAGAAAGCTAAAGCGCGTGTATCAGAGCTAGACCTAGAAAAACGAAAGGTTTTTGACGATTTAGTTCAAGAAATTGAGCCTTCTGGCAGATTAGAGAGTACAATGTGGGATTATGTGATGGCAGGAATCAACTGTTACGAATACGATCTAGAACCCCTGCTAAAAAATAGGGCAAAAACTCTTGACGCTGAGTAGCTGCCCGATATACTCACGGAGTTATGAATATATTTTGCCTCAACAAAGACCCTGAGATTGCAGCCCAAGAGCATTGCGACAAGCACTGCGTCAAGATGATCCTTGAATGCAACCAACTCCTCTGCACTACATTCTGGATGCAAGATATTGAAGCTCCATACAAGAAGACTCACTATAACCATCCATCTGCGATCTGGGCTAGAGAATCCCGTGGTAACTTTGAGTGGCTTACTCAGCATACTGCGGCACTCCTCAAGGAATATACCAGTCGATATGGTAAGATCCACAAAAGCACAGAGACTTTTATTTGGATTCTGGAAAACAAACATCGCTTACACTTCGACAAGCAGGAGCAAACAGAATTTGCTGTAGCCATTGCTCAAGATCAAAGATGCAGACAACTACCAAACTTCGAAACTCTCTCTGTTGTGGAAAAGTATCGCGAGTATTATAATCACGACAAATCTTACATGGCAAAATGGGCATACAGCGAAACTCCAAAGTGGTATACCGCAAAATAAAAAGAATAATATTTGGGACTACATTTTTTTGTTTAATCACGGGATATGCTATTGGAATTTGGGTTTCGGTTTTGTTAATTTATATAAAAGAATACTTTAATTTATGAGATTATCTAAGAATGCTAAAGTAGCTTTTCTAAATCTCAGTTTAGACTCCTTCAATCATAAAAACATTTGGAAGAAGTTCTTTAATGGTGGCGACAAAGAAACCTTCAATCTTTACATCCACTCTAAAAATAAAAAGTGTTCTGTATTCAAAGAATATTTTATTAAGAATACTGTCCCTACAAAGTGGGGGCAGTTTTCCCTAGTCGAGGCTACTGTAGAGCTAATGAAGTCTGCGCTAGTGGACGATCAAAATGAATACTTTACACTGATTAGTGATTCTCACTTACCTCTATACAGCCTAAATGAGACTGTAGATTCTATAAAGCAAAGATATGACACCTTAACATTCACAAAACACTTTAGTTTTCATACCAAAGTGAAGAGTCAAAAGATTTTTAAAGAGGGGATCAAAGGCTACGATTTTGGTGAGTATAATGCTGTTTGCCAGTTTTTTGTCTGTCGAAGAA